ATCGCTCTGCGCCCACGAGCCAGAACGTCCAGACGTTCCTTTTGAACATCCAGTAGAAGACGCACGCGAGGAAATCCCCTTGATCCATCGGACGACCGGGGTCCGTCCACGGCACGTGCGTCAGGAACTTCGCAGGGAAGTTGACGGTGTTGTACCACTGATAATCGTAGTCGCGGACCTCAAGCGTCCAGTCCTGCGCGTAGCGGAGATTGCGAGTCTGCACCGGCACAGGCTGCGGCATCCAAGCGCCATTCACGCGCGACCACACCAGCTCGTGCACGCTGATGCCCATGCCGATAGCGTCGAGCACGCGCATCAGGAACGTCTCGCGAGCCTCAAGGCTGTTGAGCCATTCCTTCGTCAGATCGACAAGCTCCGACGCAGCACCGCGCATCTCAGGCGCGACGTCCTGCGGCATCTCGACGGCATACCGACGGCCAGCCACCGACGAGCGACGCGTCGCATACGCACGACGCACGACAGGATCACGGCGCATCTGCGTTGCCATGTCGGCCCAGTACTCATAGTTGCCGAAGTCGAGTTCGCGTAGCGCAGTCGAGATGCGGCCCGGCGACACCGGCTGAAGCGCACGTCCTGTGATGGCGCTAAGCGGCTGCGGACGAATAACGCGCCCCATCTCAGGCGCGCGCACGGATGGCCCCATCGGCTCAGGCGTGGCGGCTGCGACGGTGCGTGTCGCGCGTGGCTTGCGGGTCTGCGTCATCGGGTGTTCTCCGAGGGCGTCAGCCCCAATAGTTCTTGCGACCGCGTGAATCGCGCGGCGCGTAATCGCGCGTCAGGTCAGCCGATACGCGACGGCCAGTGCTCGCGACTGGCGAGCCGACGTGCATTTCGCTGAGCAGATCGAAGGCCGCTGCGAGTGCGTCCACCTGATCGTCGTGCGCGTCGTTCTGCCCGGTGAATCTTGCGACCTCGTCGCATAGGTCACGCGTCCACGCAGCGCCATCGCGCACGAGCACGCGCCCCGCATTCCACGCTGCGGCGAATGGCGTCGCGCGGCTGTACTTATCTCCGAGTGCGGGCTTCACATCGACGTTTAGCCCGACGCCGCGAGGTGGCGGCAGCGCAAGGAAGTCGAGCGCGCCACGGTCTGCGCCGCCTGCGTAGATGCGCGTCGCCGTATGCGGCCAGCGTGCTTTGAGCTCGGCCAGCCGCAATGCGAAATCCGATGCACGCATCTGCTCGCGCATCACGTCGAGCACGTAGTACCGCGCATCAGGACCGACACCCGCTTTGCCCATCACGACAGCCACTGACCAGTCCGCACTCGTCCGCGCGCTGTACGCGAGGTCGAGGCCGATTGCGCGCGACAGCTCAGTCGGCGCTGCCGCGTACGTCGTCGGTGATGCCGAGAACACCGCGCCGCCACGGGCTCGAGGCTGGCCCATGTACAGCGCAGCCCATTCGTACGGACCGACCTCGCGCTCACGCTGGCGCAGGAACTCGCGCGGCCTTTGCGACGGCCACAGGCTCTCGTCGTCATGCGTGATGGCTGGCAGATTGACGACCTCCCAGCCGTCAGCCTCGAGCCTGCCGATGAGGTCGTCAGGATGCCAGCGCGTGTGCACGACGATGCAGCTGCCCGTCGGCGCGATACGCGTCAGCGCAGTCGAGCGCAGCCAGTCCTCGACCTTGTCGCGCTCGCGTCGCGACTCAGCCTCTTCGCGATTCTTGTGCGGGTCATCCACAACGACGATCTGCGCTGCGTATCCCGTCAGCGGACCGCCGATGCCAGTCGCGAGCAGACCGCCACCCTCGACCAGCCGCCAGCGTCCAGCCGCGCTCGTGTCGTCGCGCAGCGCCAGCCCAGCCTCGCGCGCGAGGTCGCGAATCTCCTTCGATCTGTCGTGTGCGAAGTCGGCGCTGTAGGACGCGTAGACGACCGGCCATCGTGGATGACGCGATAGCGCCTGCACAATGCCGTGCTGGATGAGCGTGGTCTTGCCAAACTGCGCAGGCACCGAGACGCACGCACGCACGACCTCGCCGCGAATGGCGCGCTCGAACAGCTCGGCCACCGGCGCGAGATGATGCGGCGGCTCCCATCGCGGAGACAGCGATGCGACGTAATCGACAAGCGGCAGCTTCGCGCGAAGGTCGCGCTTCGTCGGCGCTTGCGCTTGCTTCAGCTCTGCGAGCTTGAGCGCAGCCTGCGCCGCGAGACTGCCGCGCAGCCCCTGTAGCTTGCGCGCGCGTATCTTCTCGCGGACGTACCCGCCAGCCATCAGTGCGCCTCGTCGCCCTCGTCGGCGTCCTGCGCGTCCGCTTCACCGATGCCCGACAGCGCGGCCAACAGCGCCGCGTACCACTCCGACGGCAGCACCTCGCGCGCGACCTCGAGCACGTCCTGCGCGGCTTGGTCTTGCGCTTTCAGCACCATCGTCTGCGAGGGCGCGTATGCCTCAGGCATCGTGCGCTCAAGCAGCCACGCGCGCGCCTTCCAGTCGGCGGCGTCGCCGTTCTGCGTAGGCGTCGCCTGCAAGCGAATCGCGTCGAGCATCTCCGATTCAAACTCGGAGCGAGCGCGCGCGGCTCGGTCATACAGGGTCAAGTACAGCGCATCGCCTGATTCAGCCTTGCGCCTCCAGATATGCTGGAGCTGCTTGCTGATGCCCTCTGCGGTAAGCGCTGACTCTACGCGCAAGCCTGCACGCACACGTGCGCTCACGCGGTCAATCAGCCCTTGGTCGCAGAGATTGCGCGCCATCAGCCTACTCCTCGCGCCGCGATTCTAAGTGAGCGCGGCATTTTCACGCTGCGCAACCCGTCGCGCTGGCCCCGTCGCGTCTCGTCGCGACTAATCGCGTCATGCGTCATCGCTTCATCTCGCCGCGCATCCATTCGGCCAGCTCTGCGCGTACTGCCACGACGCCGACGAACGTGCGGTACGTCGGTGCCGGGCGCTCTGTACGCGTCGCCACGCGCTGCGCTGTACGCGGTGAGCAGCCCAGCGTGCTTGCGATTTCCTTCCATCCCTCCACGTCCCACGGTGTTGCGCGTGTCGCTGCCATAGCGTCCAGCCTCCCGTCGCGCGGTATCAGCCCGCGCCCTGCTAGCATCGAATATAGCTCGGCAATCCCTTCGCGGCGCATGGCGGCGACGTGGCCCACTGGCACCTCGACGCCGAAGACCGCGCTAGCGTGCTCTGCGACCTCGCGTGGCGACGGGTCATCGAAGGGGTCCACGCTGTCTGCGCGTGGCTTGCCCCTGACCGCGAGCCTGTAGCGTGGTTGCTTCTGGCGTGCGCCCTCGCCGCGCATCGGCTGCGGATGCTGCAACGGTACGCGCGCGCCTGGAATACCGAGCGTCGCCCACACCACGACCTCGCGAGCCTGCTCGGCGTCGAGCCGCTGCGGCGTCGGATACGTAGTCAGCGTCCAGCCGCCGGCGAGACACTGCGCCCACAGCCGCGAGATGGGCGCGATGCGCTCGACGGCCCGCTGGCCTGCGTCGCCGCTGGCAGTGCCGCTCATGCCGCGATGCTCTGGCTCGAAGCGCGACGGCGACGACGACGAGCGCACCGGCGCACCATCGACGCGGACCTCGTCGAGAGCGCGCAGCGCTGCTAGCACCCCGCGAAACGGCGGGCGCGTTGACTCGCCCTTCGCTTCTCGCGCGAGGATGAGCAACGCCATGCGTGACGCCTCATCCGCAAGACGCGCGCGGCGTGCCGACTGCTCGGCGGTGATGGTCGTGATCGCGGCGTCATCGAGGCGCGCGATGGCCGGGTCGATGACAGGCGCAGCCTCGAGGCTCGCGACGAGCTCGACCTCCGCGACGTGCTCCGCGAGCAGGGCGCGCACGTCTACGCTGAGCAGGCTGCGTGCAGGGCGCTTCACGCGATGGCCTTTGCGGCGCGCTGGCGGCTCTTTGGCGGACTTGCGTGCTCGCGCTCGACCTCGCGCACGGCGACGACGACACGCGGGTCTACGCGGTCGATGTGCGTCTGTACGAGGAGCTGCACGACCTGACTGTCATCGAGGTACAGCACGCCATTGAGCGCGTCCAATATCGTCTTGGCTACGTTGTCGAGGTCGCGCCGCCGCTCGTCCGGCAGATACGCATCCACCTCGACGCGATAGCGCGATGCCTTGCTCGGCAACCACGGCCCACGCGGCCTGCTCGCCATCGCGACGAGGCGCACGGTGCGCTGGTAGGCGCGCTGCTTCGTGGACGTGTAGCGGCGCGTGCCCACCGACGCAGCGCGCTGCCACGGCACCACAGGACCGGGCACGACGAAGCGGACGTCGAGCGTCATCGCGTCGTCCCGCGCATCGCCGCCATCGCCTCCTGCCGCAGCAAGTCCTCGCGACGCAAGCGTGCGTCCTCTTCGTACTGCTCGCGCAGCTTCTGCGACTGCTCGGTTGTGCGC